GGCAAATGGTATCAGATTCCGCGATGAATATGCCGGTACAATTCGTGGATATGTTTATGCAAATAATTCTAACGAAATTGGTTTCTTAGATTCTGATGGACAATGGGCAGTTCGTGTTGTAAGAGATAATTATGTAGAACTTAGAGATAATGATGAAATAACTTTCCGTGCTGGCGTAGGTGGAGTTTCTGGTGATTATGGAACTGTTTGTACTGAAGGTGCTGGTAAAAATAATTGGGAAGGATATTCAATTAATGGTCGTGCAGTCTTTATGCATGATGGTTCAAGTGCTACTGGTTTATATAATGATGTTAATAACCACTGGATGTTATATGCAACACATAATGCTGCTACAGATTTAAGATATGCAGGAAATGCGAAGATAACCACAACAAATACTGGGGTAACTGTAACTGGAGATGTAAACTCAACATCAGATATAAAACTTAAGAAGAACATAGAAACAATTGATAGTGCATTAGACAAAGTTCTTAAACTTCGTGGCGTATATTTTGATTGGAATAGAGAGGAAATGGGAACTGATAGAAATATTGGTTTCATTGCTCAAGAAGTTGAGAAAGTTGTTCCAGAAGTAGTGACTGAAATTGAAAGTAACATTTTAGACGAAGATAATAATGTTATTGGAAGTGAATCTATTAAGAATGTTTCTTATGGTAACATGACAGCATTACTAATACAAGCAGTTAAGGATCAACAAGACCACATAAATAAATTGAAAGAAGAAATCGAAAGATTAAAATCAATTATTAAGTTTTGAGGAAACGATGATTACAAGTCACATTATAGATGAGTTTGATCCCTCTGACAAGAGGGTTCAAATAACCTTCGTAAACCATGAAGGTCTCATACATAAAAGGTACATTAATATACCACATTTAGAAGATGGATCTTTAGACCAGAGTTCTCTTGAAGATATTATAAACAGTCAAATAAAAAGTTGTGATTATAAAGAAGAAATAGGAGCACTTGTTTTTATAGATCCCGAAACACAATCTGGAATAACAACAAACTAATCTTGGGGTCTTGACAAGGGTATCAATTTTGAATAGAATTGGCTTGTCACCCTTTGGAAATTACTTTAGATAACAATATGAGATCATTACATAAATCATTAGAAAGCATGAACTTTGTAAAAGAATGTATAGGAAATGGAGGAAGTATCCATCCATTAGTAACAGATTCATCAATACTTAAAGGTCCAGCATTAACAAATCCTTCTATTTACTTGGATGGAGATAAATTATTAGTTAATTTAAGAAACATTAATTATACTTTATATCACTCTGAAAAAAAGAAATACGAACATCCTTGGGGGCCACTTGTTTATATTCATCCCGAGAATGATTGGAAACTTCGTACAAAGAATATTCTGTGTCAATATGATGAGAATATGAATCCAATATGGCAGAGACATATTGATACTTCTAAACATCCGGATAAAGAACTATGGGATTTTGTAGGTCTTGAAGATGCCAGGATTATTCGTTGGGATGGAAGACTTTTTATGTGTGGTGTTCGGAGAGACCTTGATACTATTGGTACTGGTAGAATGGAACTATCAGAAATTGAAATTGGTGATGATTATGTGAAAGAAATAGCACAGTATCGTATTCCAACTCCAGGTGGTAGAGAATCCTATTGTGAGAAAAATTGGATGCCTATTTTTGATATGCCGTACCACTTTGTTAAGTGGACTAATGGTACAGAAGTAGTTAAATATAATATTGAAGATAATACTACGGATACTGTTATCCTCAAAGAATGGAAAGATCTTGGATGTATTGATCTAAGAGGTGGTTCTCAGGTTCTTCCTTTTGGTAATGGATTTCACTTTACTCTCTGTCATGAGACTTATCTAACTCGTAGTGAACAAGACCGCAAAGACGGAATTTATAGACATAGATTTATTGTGTGGGATGATAATTGGGATATTATCAAAGTATCACAACAATTTTCTTTTATGGAAGCAGAGATTGAATTTGCTGTTGGTATGACAGAATATAGAGATGATTATTTAATTACATTTGGATTTCAAGATAATGCTTCTTATTTGCTAAGAGTGGGTAAAGATTGCATTAAAAAATTTATTTTTAGTTAATTATGTTACTAAATTTTTCTGATCTTTATAAAAAATATGATATGAACATAAAAGGAGTAATTCATATTGGGGCTCATCATGGGGAAGAAGTCTCTGTTTATATTAGTAATGGAATAAAGAACATTGTTTTATTTGAACCAATAGAATATAATTTTGATATTATTGAAAATAATGTTAAAAATTATATTGCAAATATTATTGGTCATCAAGTCGCTCTAGGAAATGAAAATAAAATAGTCGATATGTATTTGAGTAGTAATAAGTATGAAAGTAGTTCAATTTTAAAACCAAAAAAGCATCTTGAACTATATCCAGATATAACATTTACCGAAACAAAAAGAGTTGAGGTAAAAAAATTAGATGATTATAATTATACAAAATACAATTTTCTTAATATCGATGTTCAAGGATATGAACTTGAGGTACTAAAAGGATCTGAGAATACTCTTAAATATATTGATTACATTTACTGCGAAGTTAATCGTGGAGAGGTATATGAAAATAATGCATACATAGAAGATATTGATGAATTTTTGTCAAATCATTCTTTTGAGAGAGTCGAGACAAATTGGTGGGAAGACCATGACTGGGGCGATGCCCTTTATATAAAACAGGAGAATTAATTTAAAATGGCAGCAACAAAAACTACAACTAGAAAAAGAACAACAATAAAAAAAACAGAAGAACCTTTAGAATTGAATTTAGAAACACTTATAAAGTTTCATGGGTATTGGGATGAAGCACATCAATGGTTGAAAAATTTTATTAATAAAAATGATCTTAAAACTGGAGTTGAGATTGGTGTTGCATTCGGGGCAAATATGAAAGTTCTTCTAGAAGAAACTGAACTAGAAAAACTTTTTGGCGTTGATTCCTATGTCAAGGATACCTGGGATCTTGGTGGGTTTCTTGATGTTGATAAGGAATTTGGATCATTCGATTTATTATATGAACATGTTAAGCAGTTTCTGTCTGAATATGGATCGAGAGCAAATCTAATTCGTATGACATCTGAACAAGCATCAATAAAATTTAAAAATGAAAGTTTAGATTTTGTTTTTATTGATGGAGATCATACTGACATCGAAAACGATCTAAAATATTGGGAATCAAAAGTTCGTGATGGTGGATATATTATTGGTCACGATTGGAATCATCCAAGTTTTGGTAATATTACTGAGTATCTAAAAACAAGATTTGATGAAGATCAACTAGTTGGAATTGATGGCCCAGTGCATATTTGGTATGTTCAAAAAGGAGCATTCATGTAAATGAGTTTTGATTATAGACAATGTATTGATTTTGCTAAAAATTATCTTCCAAAAAATCCTGTATTCTTTGATGTTGGGTGTAATATTGATCCTATTGTAGAAAGGGATAATGCGGAATGGATTGAAAATTGGAATGATGATTTTACTGGATTGTTTTTAAATGAAATTTCAAGTGCAAATTGTTTTGCTATAGAACCATTGCACTATGCAACATTTGAAAATAGATGGGGTAATGACGTTAGAATAAATCTAATAAAAATTACTTTATCGGATAAAGATGGAACTGAAACAATATATTATCCGGGAGAAAGACATGTTCTTTCTAGTTTTTATGTGCAGGATGAGTTTAACGGGGAATTCTTAAATTCAATTGAAATTGAGTGTAAAAAATTAGATACATTATCCCAAGAACTTGGTTTGGGTGGTATTGATTATTTGAAATTAGATATTGAGGGTGCAGAATATAAAGCACTTTTAGGATCTAGAGAATTATTGGAGCAGAAGAAGATAACTTTCATTCAATTTGAGTATGGACTTCTAGGTGGGAATATTCCTTCTGTCAAATTAATTTACGATCTTCTCTCTGGATATGGATACCGTAAAATTCTTGTTTCTGGTAGAGAACAATTATGGACTCATTTGAAAGTTTATAATTTATCTCCTACATGTCAGATACCTGATTTGGATGAAATTTATTATAAGTATTTTGGATTTAGAGTCGGGGTGTTTGTTGAGGTTGGTGCATTTGATGGAGAATCTGTTTCTAATACATCTTGTCTTGCAGATTGTGGGTGGGAAGGATTCTATATTGAACCAGTAAAAAAACATTATCTTGAGTGTTTAGAAAGACATCAGAAAAATAATGTTAAAGTTTCTAACCTTGCCATCGGAACGGAAGAAGGGGCGCAAAAAATATATTCATCTGGAATAGTATCAACATTAGATCCAGAACATTCTGAGATGTTATCTTATATGGAAATATTTGGTTATCCGCAATTCTCATTGGAAGAATGTGAGCAAGTTAGACTTGATACTTATTTGAATCAAAATAATATTCCTAAAAATTTTGATTTATTGGTTGTTGATGTTGAGGGTAGGGAAAACGATGTTTTTTCTTCTTTTGATCTCAATGAGTGGAGACCAAAAATGCTAATAGTCGAACTTGTAGACGACCATGCGCATTTTCAACATAATAAAAATTTAATAAATTCTTGTTCCAATTTAAGAGGATATATAAAAGATAACGGATATACTGAAGTATTTCGTGATCATATAAACACTATTTTTGTTCTGAATGACTATATCACTGGCAATACCAACATATAATAGTTCTCAATATTTTTGGGATTGTATAAAACCTGCTATTCATAATGATTTTATTGGGGAGATTGTAATCCACGATGATTACTCTTCTCAGTCTGAATACGCAAATATTCTTGAAATAGTTTATAATCTTAATACAAATAAAATAAAAGTATATAGATCTGAAAAAAATCAAAAAGCATATATTAATAAGTATCTTTCTATCTCAAAGTGTACTAATGATTGGGTTTATTTGTTTGATAGTGATAATTGGTTTGACGAATCTATAATTGATGTAATAAGTAAATTGGATTATAATAAAACAAATATTTGCTATTTGATTGATCAATTAAATGTCACTGATGGTAATATAATAGTATTTGATTATGAAGATAAAGTGTTAAATTTGAGAATAATAAAAGAATATATTGAAAAAAAGATACATCATATTGACTGGGTTTTAAATACTGGAAATTTTATATGCAATAAAAACGCATATTTAAATTCCCAAAAACCTGCAGTAGATTCTTTTTTATCTAATGATGGGAAATTTAATAACCCAAAGGGATGTGATGTTTTATTATTTTCATATTATTGGTTGATGTCCAATAATTCTTTTGAGATTGTAGATGGATTTTATCACAATCATCGTATTCGTCCCGGAAATTATTTTGTAGAAGAACTGTATGAGAACATGAAAATGGTTGGAGAATACCTAGACAAAATTTTATTACTATGATTACATTTCCACATATAGGATATATTGGAAGACTTGGAAATCAGTTATTTCAATATTCTGCTTTATTTTCAATATCTAAAAAACATAATTGTGACTTTTCTCTTCTCGATTCTAATTTAGAACTATATAAGTGCTTTAAGTTAAAAACAAAAGTTTCTCCATATTATAATAAGGACTTTATTTGTGTACATAAACTTGGTAATGATATAATTACTGATTATAATACAATATTTTTAACTGACAATGATCAATATAATAAAATATTAAGCACAAATTTTGATCATAATTTCTATAATACAAATCATGATCATAAAAGTATTTTTGGGTTTTTTCAAAATTATAAGTATTTTTCACAATACGAAAATGAACTTAGAAGTCAACTTAAATTCAGGAGAGGTTATAATGCAATTTCTGACTTATATCTTAGTCAGAAATATTCTGGAGATGAACTATTAAGTATTCATATAAGAAGGACAGATTACTTAAATTCTTCTGTGTTAAATAATTTGGACCTATCTTATTATGAAAATGCATTAATTTATTTTGATAGATCTCTTCCAGTGTTAGTTTTTTCGGATGATCCAAAATGGTGCCAAGAACAAACACTATTCAAGGATGATAGGTTCACTATAGTAAAAAGTAATAATACTTATATTGATTTGTGCTTGATGTCAAAATGTGATTATCACATCATCGCTAATAGTTCTTTTAGTTGGTGGGGTTCTTGGTTAGCACAAAGCAAAAAAACTATATGTCCTAGACAATGGTTTTCATTAGATTATAATTTTCTAGACTCTGACGGATTAAGATTACCAAATTGGATTTCAATATGAATGTATCAATAATTTGCGCATGTAAAAATCGTTATGATGCTCTTAGAGTTTCTCTAAACTCTTGGATGGCATTCGATGAAATTAAAGAAATTATCATTGTTGATTGGAGTTCGGATGAACCAATTAACCATCTTACAAAATTAGATAAAAGAATTAAAATCATTAGAGTTAATGATGAAAAGTATTTCAATCAACCACAACCATTGAATCTTGCTGCTAGTATTGCAACAGGAGATTATATTCTTAAAATGGACTGTGACTATATGCTCAATCCATATTTTTCTTTTTTTAAAGAATATCAAATTGATGATAAATCATTTCTGTGCGGGCAAGATTCTTATGTATGTAAACATGAATATTGGGACGAAAACCTAAAGGGTTATGCAATTAATGTTCATCAAATGGATCTTGATGAAATGATGAAATATCAACATTCATATAGTCCTTTTTACAAGTATCTTACTGGTCTTTGTTTTGTGTCTAGAGAAAACTATTGGAAAGTTGGTGGTTATGATGAAAGGATGGGAAAATATTATGCATATGAAGACGACCAAATGACCAAAAGGTTGTCTATGATGGGATTAGAATGTAAAAAGTTAAAGCAAGATTACAATATTATCCATATTCCGCATCCAGACAAAAAAAGATATGAAAATTTTGAAGGATATGGAGAAGACTCTGGTGATAACGATATTGAAAATGTAAAACGAAAAATTGATGATCCAAATACATCACAATCTGATCGCTGGCAAATGGAATATTTACTGGCAAAAATTAATGTTGAATATAATGAAGAACTATTCTCACAATTAAAAGACTATTATATTGATAGAATTTATGATTGGGAAGTTGTAAATATTGATGATCAAAATTACTTTGCTACTAGAAAGGAAAAAATTAATAAACTTTCTGGATTGAATACTGTATATTATGTTAGTCTTGAAGAAAGTAAAGATAGACAAAAGAAGATAGAAAAAAGATTAACAGAATACGGTGTAAAAAACATCAAGTCAATCATTTCTAAAAGGTTTACTGAGTGTGATGATGTAGTCACTGGTAAGTATGTTGATACACTTAATGATGGTACTAAGGGTTGTTGTGTATCTCATCTAAAGGCAATCAAAGATTGGTATGAAACGACTGATGATGACTATGGATTTTTCTGTGAAGATGATCTAAGTCTTGATACTGTTGATTATTGGAACTTTACATGGAATGAATTTATTGAAAATCTTCCCGAAGATTGGGGGTGTATCCAGATGCTTCCTATTCGTGGAGACTATGGAGACATCAAGATCAGAGATCGTTATTGGGATGATTGGTCAGTAACTGCTTATATTATTAAAAGGGAGTATGCCAAATACATTATAGATAATTATATTGTTGATGGAACATATCATCTTGAATTAAGAGATGCTGAAGTTCAACCTTTGATTGAAAACATCTTATATACGAGTGCTGGAAAAGTTTATACGATTCCAATGTTTGTAGAAGATGTTGGATTCACATCAACATTTGAAGGTGGGGATGGTGATGTAAAAGATGGGCAAAAAAGAAATCATTATTATGCCCACGATTATATTATAAATTGGTGGAAAGACAATGGAGAACAAAGAACTATTGAGGAACTTATGGGAAGGTCATTTGAAATTAAAATGGTTGAAGAATCAGTTGTAAAAAAAGAAATAATCGTTGACATTACAAAAGCAAACCTTAATGATCTGCTATTAGAGTATGCTTTAGACACTGAGAATCCAGTTAAAAACTTTAATCTTGGTATGTGGTATGAACACCACAGACATAATGCACCAGCATTATCATTTTTCTTGAGATGTGCTGAGAGGACTGATGATGATTTGCTTGCTTATGAAGCATTGATTCACGCTTCTAATGCTTATGATCGTCAGGGAACTAGGGATCAAACAGCAAAGGGACTTCTACAACAAGCATTGTGTATAATGCCTAAGAGACCAGAAGCATATTATTTACTTTCCAGATTTGCTGAAAAAAGAGAATGTTGGCAAGAATGTTATATTATGGCGCAGTGGGGAATTGATTTTTGCGATTTTAATTGCAAACCATTGCATACTGATGTTGAATATCCAGGAAAGTATTGTCTTATTTTTGAAAAGGCATTGGCGGCATGGTCATGGGGTAAAGGAAGTGAAACAAGAGAACTTCTTATTGATTTAAAGAACAATTATAAACTGGATGATAATCATTTTACTCTTGTTCGTAATAATTTAATAAAAGTTGGTTCGGGTGATATTGTTGAAAAGGATTATAATTTAGATGAAAATAAAACTAGAATATTTAAATATAAATTTGATGGTATTGAGAAAATAAAGAAAAATTATTCACAATTGTTCCAAGATGTATTTGTTCTTTCTGTATTGGACGGAAAAGAAAATGGAACATATCTGCAGATTGGTTACACTGATACTGTATACAAAAATAATACAACATTACTTGAACAAACATTTGGGTGGAAAGGAGTTTCTATATGTGAAGATGATGAATTAAATACTAGATTTTCTCAAGAACGAAGGAATACATATTTCTGTGGTGAGGTAGAATTACTTGATTATTCCAAGATTCTTAGTGATATGAATACTGGGGATATCATAGATTATTTGCAAATCGATTCTGGTAATGTTAAAAAATCATTTGAAACTCTTTTGTCAATTCCATTTGATGATTATAAATTTAGGATTGTGACATTTAAACACGATTACTATATGGATATGACCAATGGGTATCGTGATAAATCTCGTAAATATTTTAAATTATGTGGATATAAATTAGTTGTATCTGATGTTTCTTCTGATGGAATTAATTCATGTGAAGATTGGTGGTATAATCCAGCAACTATTGATAGTAGATTTATTGATAAATTTAAATCAAACTCCACTGAAGTTGTAAATATTGTTAAATATATGTTTAGAGATCAATAAACTGTATGGATAAATACCAAATCAGTAGAGTTCTTGAGGTATTTGATGGTTCATCATTTGAAGGAATAATTGATTTGGGTATGGGAGTTTATCTCAAGAAAAAAATATTTTTATCTGGGATTCTCTCCCCTATAAATAATGAGAATGAAAAAGAATATTGGCAGCAAGCAAAAGATAAACTAACATACTATCTTAGACATGCTGTTAGTGGATGTGTATATGTCCATGTTGATGAATATCATGATGATTATGTATATGGAGTAGTTTACACTAATGAGTTTGAAAACTCATTAAATTGGATTATGTTTTTGAAAGGTTATGTGTGGGATGATGGTATAGATCTTCCTTCGCAAGAAAATAAAAAAAGAGAAACTTATGTTTTGAATACACCAAATACGAGGTTAAAATGAGAGATTTACACCCATTAATTCAAAGTCTTGCTGATTCAATTTTGGATAGTTGGAATGAGCACTTTGAAATGAAAGAAATAGAAATACCAGAAGAATTTGGTAGAATTGAAAAATCTTCTGGAGATGAAGAAGAAGTTTATATTGAAAACTATGTATGGGAAACTGAAAAGTTTAGGAAGATTCATTTGGAAGTTGCCCAGATGAAATCTGGACTTGATATTCTTCATACAAATATGTACCCGAGATATGAGTATGATTTACCGATCTTTGGTGCTGATATTGTTGCATCTTCAAAATCAGTTGGAGCGGCAATTGTTGATATTAGTTCTATTAAAGAAGATAGATCACTTCCAGAGTCTTATAAAATTTTGGATATTGTATCTGATCGAGAATTTGAGAAAGATAAAAAAATGCCTGAGTGGGGGGATGTATTCTCCGAGTACTGTGTATTTGTGAGTCCGACTGAAGAAGAATATAATAAGTTTGTAAATATAGCATTTACATATTTAAACTATCATTGTGCTATTTCTAATATTACTAAACCTGTTGGGAATGTTCAAGAAAATTATGAGGGGCATAAACATTACTGTGAAAAGCAAAGAAAAAATAATAAAACTAGAGGAGTTTTAAAGAGTATTTTTGGTGATGAATTTGCTGATAAATATATTTCAGAAATGTTATTTGATTACCCAGAGATCTAATGGAAGAACCAAGAACCACAGAAGTTATTCATAGTATAACTTATGCTGAAGATACTTCTACATCAGAAGTTGATTTGGAACCTAAATTGGAAGGAGTTGATCTTGATAATGCTCAGGAACTTGCTGATTATTACATGGCAAAGAGTGGTGTTCTTGACTCAGATCAATTGGAGGTTGAAAAAAAAGAAAAAGAACTTCGTGAAGATATTAGACAAGTTGTAGAAAACAAAGAAGATCTTATAGAATATCTTTGCAATCTTCATGCTTCTATTGAAGTTATGGAAGAAAGGATATATGAACTTGAATTAAAAGCGGCACAGAAAGAAAAACAATCGGTAGAATCTTTAAGAAAACCACAAACTCCAGGTCTTGGTGGTGGATTAAGTCAATTACCTTTTGGTCTCATTTAATTTATACTGCTTGACAAAACTTGGGACCAGTGCTATCCTAAATAGGTGTTGAGGATTCTGTTGTAATTCTTAACACTTTTTAAATGTCGTTTAGTACTAAGACACTTATGTTTATTCGCTCTATTATTGCTGCCACTGCTGCTGTTGCTACTGCTGCTCCTGCTATGGCTGCTCCACTTTCTGATGTTCAACCAACTGATTGGGCATATCAGGCAATCGTAAACCTGAACACAGAGTATGGTTGCCTCGTTGGTTTCCCCGATGGAACTTTCCGTGGTGGTGAACCTGCTACCCGCGATCAAATGGCAGCACTTGTAAATCACTGCCTGGATAATATTAGTGCTTTCACTAGTGCCGAAGATGCCAAACTCGCTGCTGCACTTCGTGCCACCAATGGTCGCGTAAATACTCTTGAAGTTGCCGCTGCACAGAAGGCAGAAGGTGTTGGTAACTACCTCGGTGCTGGTGTGCTCCTGAACCAGCAAGGCACTGCTGGTAACGGTTACGATGCTGAGCGTACCATCTCTGGTGGTACTATCCAAGCACGTTACGCTGCCAAGACCTTCAGTAACCAGAATGCTATCTCTGTTCGTCCTTATGCGAACTTTGTTGGCACTCCTTCTGGTGAAATCGGCGCTGGTGGCGGTGCTCTGCTGTCCTATGACTGGAGCATTTCTCGTGCCAAGTCTGGTGTAAGCCGTGCTAACATCTACACTGGTGTTGGTTACCAGATTCCTTTCGTAAACAACACCGCTGCTAACTATCAGTCTGCTGTTGGTGAGAGGGGTCAAGTTGTTCTTGCTGTGGGTGTTGAAGGTCGTCTGACCAACTCTCTTGTTGGTTTTGCTGATCTGAAGTTCCCCACTACCACTGCTGCTAACAGTTATGGTACTACTGGTGGTACTTATTCACCAGTGTTCACCACTGGTCTTGGTTTCAAGTTCTGATAAACGGTTAGGAAATCGTAACATGGGGGTTGACATGAACCCCCTTTCTCATATATACTTTTGTTGTAAATCTTTACAAAACATAATGACTGTTACAAAAAATGAGTTCGGGCAAATGAATGTGTTTGCTAAAGAACCTACGATGTGGATGTCTAAAGAAGACATTGAACGTTATGGTTTTGAACCTTATGCTGAGAAGGCAGAAAAGATGAATGGTCGTTGGGCAATGCTTAGTATCATCTCAGGTATCATCTCTTATGCTGCTACTGGCAAACTGTTCTTTGGTATCTTTTGACACTTGACAATGACGGAACTTCTCTTTACAATGACAAGCGTTGCCTTCTTCGTACTACTGGCAGTATCCTTAGAAAAAATTTGCGAGACTTATTTATGACCACTTTTAATGTTACTCTTCAGTCCCCTGATGGTACTGAAACTACTATTGAATGTCCTGATGATATGTACATTCTTGAAGCAGCAGAAGAAGCAGGTGTTGACCTAAACTACTCTTGTCGTGCTGGTGCTTGTTCTTCTTGTGCTGGTAAACTTATTTCTGGTACTGTAGATAATGAGGAACAGTCGTTCCTTGATGATGAGCAACAAGCAGAAGGTTGGGTTCTAACTTGTGTAGCATATCCAACTAGTGACTGTGTTATTCTTACAGAGCAAGAGGAGAACCTGAATTGAAACAAAAACACCCTTATAATGCTTAAATATACTCTTGCTCGACTTCGATGGGGTTCTCTATCCCCACAACAAAAAGAAATCCTAAAAGGTATGTCTTTTATTCAAGTGTTTAAAAGACCTTATCTAGAATCTAAACTTTTCAAACATTATTAAGGAGAAAGAACAATGAAATTCGGTTTTACCCCTGAGGCAGAAATCCTTAACAGTCGTCTCGCAATGCTTGGATTTGTAATTGCCGTGGGAACTTATCTCACTACTGGTCAAATTATTCCAGGCGTATTCTGATTAAAACATATTCATAAACTTCAACTCTACCTATAAATAATAGGTAGAGTTTTTTTTGTTTATGCCTAGAAACTATATTACGAAGGATGAGATGAAGGTTCTTATACTTAAACAAAAACATAAACTAATTGAAGAACCTTATTACACATCAGATTCAAAAGCAGTTGCTAGTAAACACTTAAATGAACTCCTAGATAGATTAGATAAGTTTAGGTACTAATATGCAAATAGAACTAACAAATTTCTTTATATACTTTGATGAAAAGAACCCAAAACATCTTGCTGCTGCAGATGATTTTGAAAGATTGCTTCTGGAAAAAGCACCAGAACTTCTAGAAGATGATTCAAACTGGGTGAGAATTTACAGGGCAAGAAATAAAACATCTAATGAAATACTATTAGATGTTCCTTGGTATCCCCAAACAGATAACTATAGACTTCCAGATAGTACTTGCAACTCTTCTGCTTGTGCTATGTATCTTGAATTTCTTAAACCTGGATCTTTACCATCAGGACCAAAGGGTGATGATGCTTATTTGAAGAAGGTATTAGCACTTGGAGATTCAACTGATCATTCAATTCAGACGAGAGTTTTGGAATCTTATGGGATCAAGTCTACATTTAAGTACAATTTAGGTTTTGATGATTTGGATGCTGAACTTCTTGCGGGTCGTCCGGTAGTTCTTGGAATTCTACATCGTGGACCAGAAACTGCACCTACAGGGTCTGGACATATGATTGTTTGTATTGGTAAAACTGAGAGTGGAGATTATTATGCACATGACCCTTATGGTTCCATTTATGATGGGTATACAAAAGCAGTAACAAATGGGAAAGGAGTTATCTATAAGAAATCTACCTTAGAAAGACGATGGACGGTTAAGAATCCAAAAGATGGTTGGGGAAGAATCTTTGAACCCGTAAAAAAAGTAGAAGAGGCACCATCACAGGGTGGTGCCTTACCAACCAAAAAGCAACTAGCATACATTTGGAATTGTCAAGAGTCTCTTATTAAAGATGAGGAAGTTTCAGAACTTCATAAATGTTTGTTGGAATTTGATATAACAACAAAACCAAGAATAAGACACTTCTTGGCACAATGTTCACATGAAAGTAATGGTGGTCGTTGGATGAAAGAACTTGCTTCTGGTTGGGATTATGAAGGTAGAAAAGATCTAGGTAATACTCAAAATGGTGATGGTCCCAGGTATAAGGGTGCTGGATTTATTCAATTAACTGGAAGATATAATTATCAAAAGTTTTCTGACTATATCAAAGACCCAAAGGTGATGGGTGGTGTTAATTATGTTGCAGAGAACTATGCATTTACTGCTTCGGGATTCTGGTGGATGTCGAATAAAATGAATCAATTGTGTGACTCAGGTGCAACATGCCGTCAGGTATCTGCAAGAGTTAATGGTAGAGACCCTGCTAATGGACTTGCAGACCGTGAGAAATATTATAAGAGATGTTGTGAGATTATTTAATCTTCCTCGACTTTAGTTCTAAGTGCAATTACTGTAGTTAGAATTGCTAATAAAGTTTCATACCCCCTTCTTTCAGACTCTTTGCAGTTTAGAGGAGGGGGATTTTTTAATTTGCCATTTAGATTTGCTTGATTCATTGAACCCGGAATCATAAAGTTACAAGAAACAAAGTTGATTCCAACGAATCCAATGATGGCACAACAGATAACAAAGATTAACCTATTTAATACGGAACCCTTTTTTTCCACCTTTCTTGGGCGTCCTCTTGATGAACCTGACGACCTCTGCTGGTTGGTTCTTTGGTTTGGGTCTCCTGCCTTCATTGAATACTCCTTCGTTGGTAATGAGTCTTGTAACTAACAATCCAAGAAGAAATAATCTTTTCACGGTATATAAGGTTTCGCGTATCCTTCATTCATCATATGAGTATTTATTGATTTATCATCATTTCCAATATAAATCCATCCAAGTATTCTCCCATACATGTCTTCTTTTTCTGTTTTTATTTTGAGTGGTTCTGTTGTATCTAACTTTTTTGTGAGCCATTCTTTTGATTTCAAACCTTCTTCTTTTTCTTGTAAGTCTTTGGTTCTTGTTTCTGGTGCATTAATTCCACTGAGCCTTATTCTTTGGTTTATAGTAATGTGGAATCCAACATCAATTGCGACATCAACTGTATCGCCATCTACGATTCGATTTATTTTTTCGATTCTATATTCGTACATTAGTCTAACCTAAAAATGTATACTATACATCCTAGTGTTCCTAATAGAACTAGTCCAAGTCCTATACTCACTCCCCAGGGAAAATCAGTCATTTCCATTCCTCGTATAACTTCTTAAAATAAGCATCATATTCTTCTAGAGTTTTGTATTTGTCAACTTCGTTTTCATCACTCCAGAAAAGTGCAATCTCGTGGAATTTCTCTTCTGCTTTTACTCTATTTACTCCATATGTTCTGGAGAATGAAGACATCACAAAAGTCCATATCTTAACTTTATTTGTAGTTTCCATTTATTTTAGTGGAACTTACTATTATTTATTAGGTATAAATAATTTTATGGCGTAAATGCTCTATTTTTTATATTAATGGACAAAAAATTAAAATCTCCAAAAGAATTATTTGAAGAAAAGCAATTGTTAATTTTAGATGAATCTGAACAAAAAAATCAAATAAAAGAAAATTTAGAATTTGAAAAACAGTACTCTAAAATAATAAGTCCAAAATTATTTTTTGGGGAAAATATTGAATTGTGTGAAGAAGATGGTGGTGTAGTAGAAGATAATATTTATCCAGAAGAAACTTATGCTAAAGAAGATGAAGAAAATAATGTAAAATCTTTTTTAGTTTATTTGTTTGATAATGTTAATTATCTTAAAGAGAATGTGGAGACTACAAAAAAATATAATAAAGAAATAAAATTTCTTAAAAAACATATAAAGATATTAGAAAATGAAATACTAAATGATGAGGAATTTGATCCTAGTCATTTATATGAGAGCATCTCAAATCTAAAATATGAAATACAAAAAGTTAGATCTGAAATACCTGAGATACCAGAACCTATATTATATGATGATCAATTAGAAGATCTTAAAAATATTATTTTAAATGTAAAAGAGTCTATTCCTATTGTACCGGAAATAAAATATTATGATGATGATCTCAATGATTTGTTAGAAAGTGTTCAAAGTATCAGAACACAAGTAGAAGAATTTCCAGAAGTAAAATATTATGATTATCAGATAAAAATAGTTGAAGATAAAATAGAAAAAATTAAGGAATCTATTCCAGTTGTTCCAGAAATAAAATATTATGATGAAGATATAAGTTATCTTAGTGAAAAAATTAGTCATGTAAAATCTTCTATACCAGAAATACCTGAAATAAAATATTATGATAATCAAATAGAAGATATTGAATGTAAAATAGAAGAACTAAAAACAACGATAGATTCTTTACCACCTTTACCAGAAGTTAAGTACTATGATGATGATATTAATAAACTTGTAGAAAATTTAAGTGATATAAAAAATACAATAAAGAATTTACCAGAACCAAAATATTACGAGGAAGAACTTAAATTATTCGATCAGAAACTTGAATCAATAAAATTACTTATTCCAGAACCACAAACAATCCCAGAAATAAAGTATTATGACAATGAGATATCAGATTTGAGAAATGATATCTCATTACTATCAAATAAAATATCTTCAATTAAAATCCCAAGTACAAAAAAATATGATGATAGATTAGATGAATTTTATAGTAAATTTGATAAAAAAAATGAAGAACTTACTCAGAAAATAAAATGTCTTGAAGAAATTTTTGAATATTTTAACAATACTCAGGAGGAAGTTTTAAATGAGTCTACGGTAACAGAACCACCACAAACGGATAATGAAGATCCACTTACTCCTTTAAATCAACAGTTTGTAACATTCAAACAACTTCAAGAGCATTATCAACTCTTTATTAGCAGAATACAGCAGCAGTTATCTACTCTCGGTGGTGGTGGCGAAACCCAACTAAAGTATCTAGATGATATCGTTGGGATATCGACTAATGCTAGTTTTTATGATGGAAAATATTTAAGATATAATCATTCAATCCGTAAGTTTGAGTTTTCTCAAGTTATTGGTGATGGTGGAGAATTTGAGGCTAAAGTTACAAATCTTTTCGATGTTGATACATCGAATCTCAATAATGGATATTTGATGGTATATGATCAGTCTTCAGAAACTTTTGTTTTTGTTAATCCACAGACATATTTCGGCATTAACGCCGATTATAATCCGGACCCATCTGTTGCTGATTATGGAACTTATTAATGATAAATAGTATTACAAACCAATTTTTATAACAACAATGGCAAATAGATTACAATTAAGAAGAGGATCTACAGCTCCTGGCAGTATTTTCTATGAGGGAGAACCTATATTTGACTTGAGTGATAAGTCTTTGTATGTAGGTAATACTGGTGCTACGGGGACTGGCGCAGGAACTTCTATTGCTAGTGCAGAAACATTTCTATCATCTCTACAAATTCTAACTAGAGCAACTGCCTCAACTGCGGGTGCAATTAATCTTTATGAAGATACTGATAATGGTACTAATAAAGTACAACTGATTGCTCCAACAACTCTGGGTTCTGATGTTGTTTTAACTCTACCTTCTAACGATGGTGATAATGGACAATTGCTAAAAACTGATGGTAGTGGAAATCTTTCTTTTGCTACACCCTTTAGTGTTGATGCAGATACTGGAACTGCAGATCCAATTCTTGTTGGAGACACTATTACATTTACTGGTGGAGAAGGGATCGACACCGAAGTTACTGATGGAGTTATAACTATCTCTGCGGAAGATGCAACTAGTTCAAATAAAGGAGTTGCTTCTTTTAATACTGGAGACTTTTTAGTAACTTCTGGTGCTGTTGCTGTTGGTGATACTTTTGTAAATACTGTAACTACAGATAGTGGTACTTTAACACCATCTGGTCATGGACTTTCAATTCTTGGTGGTGAGGGCCTTAATGTAACTCACACTGGAACTACAATTACTGTTGCTGGAGAAGATGCTACTGACTCTAATAAAGGTGTAGCATCCTTTGATTCTGGCGATTTTGTAGTAACCTCTGGTGATGTAACATTGGCAGATAGCGCAAATGGTGCTGTTCTTGCCGTCAATGGAACAACAAATGAAGTTGAAGTCTCAAGAACAAATGGAACTATAACTGTAGGTTTACCAGATAATGTTACAATTGGAAACGATCTAACTGTAAATGGAAATCTAAGAGTAGTAGGAACTGCCGTAAGTTTTGAAACACAGACTATTAAGGTAGAAGATAGATTAATTGAACTTGGTCTAGTAGATGCTGCTGCGCCAACTTCAGCGACTACTTGGGATTCAGGTATTGCTTTTAATTACTATACTGATAGTGCTAAAAAATCAGCAATTGTTTGGTTAAACAACCAGTTTGTTGGCATTGCTTCTGCTATTTCTGAGTCTGCAGATACTGGAACTTCTGATCCTCAAATTACTATCAGTTCTTACGCTCCACTTGTTTCTGCTGGTCTTTATGTTGGTGGAACAACCTCTAATGATGAGGTAATAAATAGTTCCAAAGAGGCAGTGAACCTCATTTTTGATGGAGGAACTTATAGTTAATGGATGAAATTAACCTTGATTACACTGATATAATAAAAGCATATCAGTCAAAAACTACAGAATTATTAAATCAAGTAATAACCGCAGAAGCAAAATTTAATGCTTCTGCTGGTTATATAGCAAAATTAAAAGAAAGAATTCAAGAACTAGAAGCAGAAAATAAAAAACTTCAAAAGTCTACTTCGAAAAATACTTCTAAAAAAACAATAGAGCAGGAAGAAACAGTTGTTGATTATAACTAATGTTCTTGAAAAATTTTAATATCATTTTGGGGTCTAGTAATGGCAAATGTTTTTAAACCTAAAAGATCTGGTACAGCATCATCAGTTCCAACAACAAGTAATCTTGCTGATGGAGAACTAGCTGTTAATAGTGCAGATAGAATCATTTACCTTAGAGAGGGAGCAAGTATTATTCCTATAGGAAAAGCTTCCGATACAATTACATTTTCTTCAGTTCCTACATCATCTTCTGATACTGGAACTATTGGACAAGTGGCAAAAGATTCGACGTACCTATATGTGTGTGTAGCGACTGATACATGGGAGAGGATTCCTTGGCACCATGGATCTTGGTAAATTTTGTGGGGGGGGTTGACGGCAGGACTCCATCATGGTACTATAAATAGGTCGGTGAGGGAAGTCAGGGTTTCCTGACAGAACTTCACCAACTTATGTACATCGAAAATTTAACGGAGTAATTACTTATGACCGCTTCAATCGCTCAGAAGCGCCAAGTAGGTGCTTGGGAGCAGTTCTGTGAGTGGGTAACTTCCACTGAAAACCGCCTTTATGTGGGTTGGTTTGGAACGCTAATGATCCCAACCCTTCTCGCAGCAACTATTTGCTTCATTGTTGCTTTCGTCGCTGCCCCTCCCGTCGATATTGACGGCATCCGTGAACCTGTTGCTGGTTCACTCATGTATGGAAACAACATCATCTCTGGTGCTGTTGTTCCTTCGTCCAATGCTATTGGACTGCACTTCTATCCCATCTGGGAAGCCAACTCACTTGATGAATGGCTATATAATGGTGGACCATTTCAACTGGTCGTCTTCCATTTTCTAATCGGTATCTATGCCTACATGGGTCGTGAGTGGGAACTTTCCTACCGTCTGGGTATGCGTCCTTGGATCTGCGTTGCTTATAGTGCTCCTGTTGCCGCTGCTTCTGCAGTGTTCCTTGTCTATCCTTTCGGTCAAGGTTCCTTCAGTGATGCAATGCCTCTTGGAATCTCGGGCACGTTTAACTACATGCTCGTCTTCCAAGCAGAACACAACATTCTCATGCATCCTTTCCACATGCTCGGTGTGGCTGGGGTATTTGGTGGCAGCCTCTTTAGTGCTATGCACGGAAGTTTGGTTACGTCTTCACTCGTTCGTGAAACAACTGAATCCGAATCCCAAAACTATGGATACAAGTTCGGACAAGAAGAAGAGACCTACAACATTGTAGCTGCTCATGGTTACTTCGGTCGCTTGATCTTCCAATACGCTTCATTCAACAACTCTCGTTCACTCCACTTCTTCTTGGCAGCATGGCCAGTAGTGGGTATCTGGTTCACCGCACTTGGTGTATCCACGATGGCTTTCAATCTCAACGGGTTTAACTTTAATCAGTCTATCGTTGAGAGTCAAGGTCGTGTGATCAACACATGGGCAGACGTTCTTAACCGTGCTGGACTGGGAATGGAGGTAATGCACGAGCGTCAAGTTGTGCTTTGCGCTCTTTAAATCGGATGAATTGCTGGAAACCCCAAGTGGGCAATCAGCAGCCAAGTCCTGGATACATCCAGGAAAGGTTCAGAGACTACCTGAGGAATACAGTTTCCTTAATAACAGGTTCAAGCGTCCGACACCAGAAATGGTGATGATATAGTCCAATCCTGATAGTAATATCAGACAGTTAGGGAAAGTTTAAGAATGCACACAACTTCCCTCTTGACCTGGCATCAGCAGAATCTACTCCTGTAGCACTTACTGCTCCTTCCATCGGTTGAGTTAGTTAGAAAAACTGAATAACAAGAAAGAGACCTTTAGGTCTCTTTTTTTATGCTATAATGTATAAATAGTTATACACGAAAGAAAGCACGAAAATGACTAAATTGTATTCTGACCTTTATAGAACTTGCATGACTTGTGGGGAAGAAAAAAGTATTCTTGAATTTTATTTTCGTGATAAAAAAACTGGTAGAAGACACTCTGCATGTAAAGAATGTGATAAAGCAAGAGTGAAGGCAAGACATCAAGCAAACCCAGAACGCACAAGAAATAATGATCTGAAAAGAAACTATGGTATAACTCTTGAAGAACATACAAAAATGTATGAAGAACAAAATGGACGATGTGCTATTTGTGGTAATGAAGGTAATGGTAAGTGGAAAAAGTTATGTGTAGACCATTGTCATACCACTGGTAAGGTTAGAAAACTACTCTGCAACAACTGCAACACCGCACTGGGGCTGGTAGGAGACAACACCCACATCCTCCAAAGCATGATAGAATACTTGGAAGCACTCTAAACCACTTCCCAAACCGTCCACCACTCCTTGCACGGGGTGGTTTTTTATTGTGTGTTTTCTTGGAGAAATCACATGTGGCCACATCTTGATGGATACGCAGATGAAGGTATGATGAAAGATTTATTTTGGTGGTATCTAAATTATGGTCATCATAATACATACTATGAATGGGACACTTGAAGAACTAGCACAGGGAGACCCCACAAGGTCTCCTATTGGTCTATAATAACCTTGTAAGCAATCAAACCGATGACTAACCACCCAATGACTGACCAACAACTAAACTTTGAGTAAAATGAAAGGCACTATCTCACCGTTGCTGAGGATTATCATGAGCGATCCTGAGATGAGTAAAAGATTTATAATGGGATTTTTCGCAGGACATACAACTATCGACTTAGGCAATGGTCAGAAGGTTACTGTAAGTCGCACTCAACGAAAAAGCTTAAACAAACCAAGAAAAAGGAGAAATATTTTTCAGCTACTTCTTGGTAAGTAGTTACAAACCACTTTTGGATTATGTTGAGGTCTTAGATAAAAAGTCAGCAAAACGAAATAAATCTAAAGGATTTTAATTTAGTTTACTACATAAAGAAGTTACCTAGTTACAATGAATAATCTATCATTTACTGAAGAACAGATTAAACTTCTTGCGGACGCTGTTTGGATGCGTCAGAGATGTTTTATAGCAGGAGATAAAAGTTTTAAACAGTATGGTGCTATTCTAAACGAAATTCTCAAAGACATTGATTACACACCAAGTAGATTATAATGATTTCTTCTGATACTCCATATAAATTGTCCGAAATTATCAGGGATACTTGGCCTGGTATTTACAGACCTGAAAAAACGCATTATAATAAAAACCAAAATTATCATGGACTACTGGATTGTAAAGGACAACATGAATGGAAAAATAATCGCTAATTGTGGTAATATTAATGACGCAATATGATAAATAAAAATAACAACCACTAAAAAATAAATGAAACTTACCGAAGATCAAATTAAAGATTATAATTTGAGAAAATCTGGTGCAAATATTAGTTCATTTATGTTTAAAGTTGAAGAAAAACCTGGTGTAGTCAAGTACAAAACTATCACTATAGGAAAAAAATATAAAATAAACAATCTTAATAATAGGGGAGTTAATGGAAAGATTGTTGAGGTGATTTGTTTTGTTTATGAGTATGGTGGTGATATAAATTCTTCAGATCCTATTGGGATAGGAGTTAAGTTCCTCTTTAATAATAAAAGAGGAACTTATTATGATATGTTACATTTAACTGAAATTTAATTTTTTTTAACTATGAATTTTACAGTATACTCTAAAAATGGATGTCCATACTGCATTAAAGTTGTGCAGGTTCTTGGAATGGCAAATTTAAATTATAGTGTTTTAAAATTGGGGGAAGATTATGACAAAGAAGAGTTCTACTCTAAATTTGGTCAAGGTTCTACTTTCCCTCAAGTAATTGTTGATGGAAAAAGTATTGGGGGTTGTTCTGATACTGTTAAATACCTTAAAGAAAATAAGTTAGTTTAATGGATTTTGACCCTCACGAAATTTATTTTGATGTGGAGAAGGCTATTGATTTAGCCTTCTCTGGTAAGTACGTTCTTAAATTTTACGATTATCTTAAAATTAAAAACATTAAAAAAGTATTCATTGAAGAATTTATAGAAAGTCCAACTGCTATTGAATTAAAAGATTTAATTCAAGATTTGAGTGAATACTTAGATGGTGGATCCGATAATCAACATAAGCAACTTAGGGAGGGATATGGTCATATATCAAAACCAGAAGCCAGAAAGATAAAAGATTATCTTTCTTCTATTTTAGAAGACGCTGAGAAATATAATTATGATAAACGAAGAGGAAAGAGAAAAAAGACAACTAAATAATAGTACATCGACTCAAATTAATAGAGGTTTTGAGTTGATGTTACTTTATTTAAATAAAAAAAAGGAGAAAAATTCCCAAAAAAGAAAGAAAACTTTTGAAATTAACCTCAGTCAAAATTTAACTTTCTTCAATAAAAATGTAGATTTTAACTTTGTGTTAAATTTTGATGTAAAAGAAAAAAAAACAGGAGAATAAAAATGGAACAAGCATTATTACTCACAAATACTATAATGCTAACATTATCCTTTTTTTTAGTTGGTGGATTAATTGGGTGGATTGCAAATAGAAATTATCTAGAATCCACTCCAATGTATATGCATCCAGAATTTATGGATGAAAATGGGAATATTATTCCCGACGAAATACTTGCAGTAAGATTTGAAAATGACCATGACAACAACGACGAAGAAGAAGATTACGACTAAGTTACAACCGAATCCTTTTCAGAGTGAGATACTTTCTTTGGTATCAAAACAAAGAACTAATGCCGCTAAAGCAGAAGTACTACAAGAATATAGAAATGATGCTTTAGTTTCTTTACTAATATGGAATTTTGATGAAAGTGTAATTTCTATACTTCCAAAAGGACCTGTGCCTTATGCGGATAATACTGAACAAACATCTGTCGGTGGAAATTTGACCGATCTTGTTGAAAGTAAAACAAGAAGTCAAAATTTAACTAAAGGTGAATACGCCGCTGCTGATGAAGTTGGTAATAAACAGCATACATCATTAAGAAATGAATATGAAAAATTTTATATTTTTCTGAGGGGAGGGTCAAATAGTCTTTCTCAAATCAGAAAGGAGACTATTTTTATTAATATGCTTAAGGGTCTTCATCCAGAAGAAGCGGAACTGATGTGTTTAGTTAAAGATAAGCGATTAACTGATAAATATAAGATAACGCATCAGAATGTTAAAGATGCGTATCCAGACATTACATGGGGAGGTAGGTCTTGATATTATGACTTGGGAACCCGAAGAATTAAGTACAATACCAAAGAAGTATAACTGCGAAATAACATTTAATAGAACTACATTAGATAGGATTAAAGATCCTTCTCTACCAAATGATGCTTATATTGTAATATATTCTTCGGACGATAATACATATATGGATTTATGTCGAGGGAGAAAAGTTGATATCTTTGATCTCTATTATGATAAATTTGGATCTGGATCATTAAAAAAAATAGATTGGGGATATGGTAGAACTAATCCCAAATTGTGGGGATATAAAAAAAAGGAGAAAAAAGTGAGTAAATAATATACAATATATTAAATTAAAAATGGGAAAGCATTATCTTTTAAATTTGTATGGATGTCCTTTTTCACTTTTAGATGATGAATTTTTTCTAATTAGTTTACTTGAAAAATCTGCTATTTTTAGTGGAGCAAATGTTATCCAAACAATTCATAAAAAATTTGATCCTCAAGGAGTTACTGTATTAACATTACTTTCGGAAAGTCACATAAGTATTCATACTTGGCCTGAAAGGGGAGATGCTGCAGTTGATATATTCACTTGTGGTGATTGTGATCCAAAAATAGGGTGCAATATAATCATTGATGAACTTCAATCTCAGAGTCATACACTAAGTTATATTGACCGTTAAATAAATAATTTTTATTAAGGAATTCTTATGTTATCAACACAATATCGTCTTCGACTTGAATCAATCTGTGAAAAAATTATAAAAGGTGAATCTGTAGAGTTAAGTGAGATGGTATGGGCAGAAAAACTTGCTAAATCAAATAGATCTGCTGCAACTATTTTGAGGAAGGCACGTAGACGTGCTGCTAATCCAGATATGGAAGAGGATAGTTTAGATTCTTTTATGAACGCATTGGATATTGGAGATCCAGATCCATCAAATCATAAGACTGGTTTTGATACAATAGATGATATTTTAGATTTCTTTACCCAAGATAAACCTGACGACTGGAGACAAAGAGATTAAAAAATAATAAAATTGTATCAGGTTATACAAGACAACCTTGCTATATATTATATGATGGTCTATAATGACCTTACGTTCATCGGGGAAACCCGACGCAAGTAGGACGGTGGAACGGATCGTTCATTCGCTATTCACAAATAGCGAACGCAAACCGCCCGAAGGAACGGGACTAACAATCTCATTTCTTTGGAGGAAAACCAATGTCTAAAGTTGTATATCGTGGTGTCTCTTATGACACCGAATTGCGTCTTCAGCAACAAGCACAGGCACAGCAAGAACCCCAGCAGTACAATGAAACTTATCGTGGTGTTAAGTTCGTGAAGGAGGGGCACAAGTGATGAAAAAAATCAACTTCTTGCAAATCATCAAAAACAAAAAACAAAAAGAAGTGCGTCTTCATAATGCACAACTAGCACAATTAGTTGGGACAAATTGACAATAACTGAAATATCAGTTGTATCTGTTGTTATAGTATTATTGTCACTGTATATACAGTGTATTTGGAATTAACTAAAAAAGATTGAAGGAGGAGACTTGACTCTCCTCCTTTTTTTATGTAGAATATGAGGGTATTCGTAAGTATTTGATGGATTTACAAAAGGTATCTTTATTGATTGCTAGTATAGAGTCATCTTTAGAAGTTTTGAAAATGGAATTATCGAGTTCAAATATTCCATCAAATATTATTAAATTGGAAAATTTGATCCCAGAATCTATTGATGATTATGAACCAGACTATCATGAGGAAGATTAATGCCGTATAATGACCTAACTGAATTCGAAAGAGAACTTGCACGATTTGGTGATAAAGTCCAATTAATTGTTGGACTTGAGATTGGAGATAAAATATCACCAGAAGAAGCATACCAACAAATTAAAGGTATGATGAAAGAACTAAAAAAACTTCGTAAACAAGAAAAAGATATTTGGGAGAATAATAAATGAAACCAATTAAAGCAAAAGATCTTATCGAACTTGATAAAAACCTTCAGGCAGTAAAACTTCAAGGGTATGCAATTCCAGAGCAAGTAATTTGGCAAGCAGGTAAAGGAGATTATTCTGAAGTTCCTGCTCACGAATTAAAGACTCCTTTACCATCTGATTGTGGTAAGTGGATCGTAGAACAACTCCTAAGCAACGAGAGAGGACACTACGGACCCCTAGAACACCCTGGAATCACGTTCTCGGTGTCTGGGTATGTACATAGTGTTATGGTCCAAGCAAGGACCCATAGAGTGGGAGTTAGTTTTGATGTTCAGTCTCAACGATATACTGGAAAGCGTGTACTTAAGGTTGCTAGTGGTGAACTAAAACCAGAGGATGTTTTTTATGTACGTCCTCCAGGTTTTTATACCAATCGAATGGGTAAAAAATATGATTGGAAGGAAGAAGATTATCACAACGAATTGGATTGGATTGTCAAAGGTTGTGAACGTTATGCTGCAAAGTATAATAAAGGTATGTGTGAAGAACATATTCGTGATTATCTTGCACAAGCAATCCGTCAAAATTTTGTAGTTTCATTCAATCTTAGATCAGTGTTGCATCTATTGGATCTTCGTGCTAAGCTTGATGCTCAACTTGAGATTCAAGCATTATGTGAGCAACTTATTCCAGAAGTAAAACTATGGGCACCTAACGTTTGGAATTACTATGAAGAAAAACGTCTACATAAAGCCAGGTTATCACCATAGTAAATATGAAATCATATTGTATTAAAGATTCTTTAACCGGACATGTTTTTAGAGTTTTTCTTACTGAAGAAGAATTTAAACAGTTTTTTAAAAAATATCCAGATATAGATGAGTGTGTAGATTGCATAGAATGTGATGATGCACCTTCTATAACTATTGAATAAATAATTTTTTTATGTTCGGAGGAGAACATTGGCAATTTATCCTATTATTCATAAAGAAACAGGGGAAAAACGAATACTAGAAATAAGTGTTCATGAAATTACCCAGTGGTATGAAGATAATCTAGAGTGGAAAAGAGATTGGTCTGAAGGATGTGCTTCTTTTGGGGAAGTTGGGGAATGGAAAGATCGTTTAGTAAAAAAACATCCCGGATGGAATGACGTTTTAGAAAAAGTATCAAAAGAACCTAAATCTCAAGTAAAAAAAATTTGAATCTTATGGCAAGAAAGAAAAAATCATTTTCAGATCAACCTATTGGAGTTGGACTAACATTAAGGCAAATAAAGAGAAGAAAACCAATCAATGCAGATCTTTTAATTGATATTGATCCTTTAACTGATAATCAGAAAATTCTTTTTGACTCTTATTCTAAAGATAAAAACATCGTTGCTTATGGTGCTGCTGGAACAGGTAAAACTTTCATTACTTTATATAATGCCTTATGCGATGTTTTAGATGAAAGGAGTCCTTATGAAAAAATTTATATTGTTAGATCTTTAGTATCTACTAGAGAAATTGGATTCTTACCTGGTGATCATGAAGATAAGTCTTCTCTCTATCAGATTCCATATAAGAACATGGTGAAGTACATGTTTGAAATGCCAGATGATGCATCTTTTGAAGCACTATATGGAAATCTTAAAACTCAAGGTACTATAAGTTTTTGGTCTACTTCATTTATTCGCGGTACTACGTTAGATAGAGCAATAATTATTGTTGATGAATTCCAGAATTTAAATTTCCATGAATTAGATTCAATCATTACACGAGTTGGTGAAGATTCTAAAATTATGTTCTGTGGAGATGCCACACAGAGTGACTTAATTAAAACAAATGAAAAAAATGGAATCATAGATTTTATGAAAATCTTAAGAATAATGGAATCATTTGATATAATTGAGTTTGGAGTTGATGATATTGTACGTTCTGGTATAGTTAAAGAATATATCGTAGCAAAAATGCAACTAAATCTCTGATATAAAAAATAATTATGAAACTTGATTTTGAACATAAAACACTAAATCTCCCAAAATTAAAAAGAGAAACGATAGATGGAGTAAGATATTATAATGTTCCAGATGAAAACAATCCTATCAAATTAGTTTCTATTACATCTGTAATTAGTAACTATAAAAAAAAATTTTTTGATTCTTGGAGAAAAAGAGTTGGTGTAGAGTTTGCAGATAAAAAAACTAAAAGAGCTACAAGTCGAGGGACTGATATGCACACTTTAGTTGAAAATTATTTGTATAACATACCAGAACTACCAGAAGTTCAACCCTTGTCACAAATGTTATTTAAAATTGCTTTACCAGCATTAAATAGAATAAATAATATTTATTCCTTAGAAGGATCTTTATACAGTAAGTATCTTGGAATTGCTGGTACTGTAGATTGTATAGCAGAATTTGATGGAGAACTTTCTATAATCGATTTTAAAACCTCCGAAAAACCAAAACCAAGAGAATGGATTGACGGATATTTTGTTCAGTGCTGTGCTTATGCATGTATGTTGAATGAATTGACTGGTCTATCAGTTAAAAAATTTGTTATTATAATGGCATGTGAGAATGGAGAAGTTGAAGTATATGTTGAAAGGGATAAAAAGAAATACATTAAAATGTTAGTTCAGTATATTAAAAAGTTTATATCAGATAAGCAAATTAGTTAAATTAAATTTAAATACATGAGATCAAAAAAATTACAAGTAAATAAAGAACTTGATAAAGAATTAGAAAAAAAATTTTATTGTCCATCTAAATTTTCTCAGGAAATAGAGATGATGGTTAAAAATAATTCCAATTCAAACTACATAGATGCGATAGTAGAATTTTGTGAACACAACAATATTGAAATTGAGTCTGTTCCAAAATTAATCTCAAAACCTTTGAAAGAAAAACTAAAATATGAAGCAAGTCAACTTAATTTCTTAAAGAAAACTACGAGAGCGAAATTAGTATTTTAAATGTGGAACCAATAGATTGTTATAAAACATATTTGTCTGTAAAAAATCACTTCTCTAAAGAGAATTATGATTTTTTTAAGTACAATGGAAAAACAAAAGTTAGTCAAAAAACTTTCTATTCCAAAAAAGATAGATTTTGGTTTGAAAAATTATCGAGACAAAAAAATGAAAATGAAATAGTTGATTTTTTTGTCTCGAATTATTCATCATCAGATGATCCATCTAATCTTTGGATTGGAAACATTATTAAGGAGGGTGAAAAAATTTATGACGACTGGAAGTTAAAAAAAGAAAATCTTATAGATATATTTCAAAAAGAAGTACATAGAAAAATAAACAAAGAAAATTTTAATAACTATTTTAGTGTAATTAACAATAGACACCCTCCAATTTTAAAAGACTATCTCACAAAAGAAATTTCAATAGAAACTCTAATAATATTAGACAAAATTTTAAATTTTAAAACCGATTTGGATAAAAAATTATTGGATCCTATTTGGCAAACAATTTCTTTAAAAATTAAAAAATATTCTCCATTTTTAAATATTAATATATTTAAATATAAAAAAGTATTAAAGGATCATGTATTATGAGTTTTTTTAAATCCGAATTAGTTCGGTCAGAAATAGTCGAAATAACTTTACTTCAGGAAAAAGTTTATGATAATATTTTAAAATATCCTTTAATGACTGATGCAGAAAAACTTTGCCATATAGAAACATTAGAAAAACTTTTAAATAAACAAAAAGTTTTATATGCAAGACTAAGTTTGTCTGATGATCCGGAAGCAAAAAATATGAAATTAAAGATTGTTGATAGTATTAGATTCATGGGTGTTAGAGATGGAGTTGATGTTAACATCATTTTTAATAATATGGAAAAAATCTTAGAGTCAATGAAACGCACACTTGACAAATCCGATTAAGGTGCTGTATACTGCTTAAGCAATCAAAAACACCAGGGCTTGACAACCCTCTAGAAAAATATTAGTAAAGTAGTCCACAAGCCAAATCTGATTTTTTAAAACATGTCAAATTTTTCAAATCTAAAAAAGCAATCCACTCTTGGTTCACTTACTCAAAAACTTGTTCAACAAGTTGAAAAGATGAACTCTGGATCAAGTTCCTCAGATGATCGTTTCTGGAAACCTGAAATGGGCAAAGATGGAGTGGGTTCTGCAATTATTCGTTTTCTTCCAGCTCCTGATGGAGAAGAACTTCCATGGGCAAAATTATATTCGCATGGATTCCAAGGTCCTGGTGGTTGGTATATTGAAAATTCTCTTACAACTATTGGACAAAAAGATCCGCTAGGAGAATATAATCGTAGTTTGTGGAATAGTGGTAACGAAAAGGATAAAGAAACTGTTCGTAAACAAAAGCGTAAACTTTCATATTATAGCAACATCTACGTAATCAAAGATCCTTCAAACCCACAAAATGAAGGAAAAGTTTTTCTATTCAAGTATGGAAAAAAAATCTTTGATAAGATTTTAAATGCTATGCAACCAGAATTTGATGATGAAGAACCAATCAATCCATTTGATTTCTGGCAAGGTGCTAAGTTCCGATTAAAAATTCGAAAAGTTGAAGGTTATTGGAACTATGACAAATCCGAATTTGATTCTCCAGGACCTCTTCTGGACGATGATGATGCTATGGAAGCAATTTGGAAGAAAGAATATTCATTAGAAGAACTTGTATCTCCAAGTCAATTTAAGACTTATGAAGAACTTGAGAAGCGTATGAATATTGTTCTCGGACTTAATAAATCCACAAGTCGTAATCAATTTTCTGAAGAAGAAGAATATGAGTCATATATTCCTAAAAAGACTAAAGAAGACTCTGTAATGGGAGAATTAGAAAAGTCCTATCAGAACAGCGTTACTTTTAATAAAGAGGACAATACTTCTTCTGAAAATACTTCTTCTGAAAATACTTCTTCTGAAAATACTTCACATAATGAAGTTGATGATGATGAAGAAGATGCTCTATCATACTTCCAGCGTCTTGCAGATAGTTAATTAGTATATAATTTAATATTATCTGCTCTCTTAAGGGTTTTATCCACATACTGGGTAGAACCCTTTTTATATTTCATCATCAATTCCATATCATTTAAAATAATTGATAGATATTCAGTCTTTAATAGGTATATATTTCTTTTTAAATTTTCTATATTTAATTCATATTCATAATTCGTAACAGGAATCGCAACATTGGATATTGTTTTTTCGCTACCTAGACCATTATCATAATAAGTTATAGTGTATCCCTTATCTATCTTTACCCCTTTGGGAAAAATTACAAGTCCATTTGAGTCTCTACATTCAACACTCTCATAATATTTTATTGAATTTATTTCTGAGTATGAACCATATTTCTTGAGCAAATAACTATCAAAAGCATTTTGTTCCAGTGGCCATTCTGTCTGAACGTTTAATATATTATTACATAAAAGAACAACCCAATCTAAAGATTCATTATTATAAAACTTTAATGCTATTTGATCTGGTCTTTCATCACCCTCTATTTTGTATTTCACGAAATAGTTTAATTTCTCAAAAATATCTTTCCTAATTTTTCCTCTTTTAAATAAATTTTTTACCTGAGTATAATTATCAATTTGCGAATTATCGAGATCTCTATTTACATAATCAAAATTTGATATTTGTCTGAAATAAGTTTTTGTGATGTCCATTTTTAGTAACCTATGTGAGTATCATTTTCTCCACCTGGGACTTTTTTATAGTCATCATCGAATATTGGTTCTAGTTCTTTAAATGACATATTTAGTCTGTATGATATCATAGAACCATCTTTGTGCGTCATATATGTTCCTTGTGGTGTATAATCAACTGTTAGATTAGTTAATGCACAAGGACCTTTTATCATGTTTATGAATGGATGTATTTCGGGAGAGTCTCCTTGAGTATAAAGATATTTAATATTAAATACGTGAGGTGCCTTCAGGAATAATGAATCTGTACTCCTTTTTACAGACATTCCTTGCTTAAAAAATCTAATTATTTGTTTTATATCTCTCGCTTCTGCCTGATCTCTAGGAGCCATATCAATAACATATGAAAATTCTCTAAGTAAAGGACCAGTAAATAGTAACTCAATATTTGGATTAAAAACGGCACCATTTAATCTTGACAATAAACCCTTTGCTCCAGATGCTTCTTGTGCTGCTAAAGTCAGTAAAGCTTTTTGCACCTGGGGATTTCCCGCTGCTGCTTTTGATTTATTGATGATTGATTCTAAAGAATTTGATCCTTGATCTATGAATGCTGAAGATATATCTGCAAAAGCTTGTTCCAGAACATTGAAATTTTCATCACTCCAATTAACGGAATTTGTATCTGTTATTCCTGCGGGAATAGCTATGGTCACTCTTCCTAAAGGTTGAGAACCAAATTCTCTATCTTCAAATCCAAATGTATTCGTTCTATTTCTTCTATTTCCATAAGAAAGCATAGTGAATTCAATAACATCTGAAATAGTCTCATTTTTATTTACTTTACTTAATTTTAAATATTTTGGATATACTAAATTTCTATTATAATTTGTTACTCTATAATTACCTTCTGCAAAATCTACATCTTTTATTGCATTTAGTTCATCTTTAGTTGGAGATGTTGGTCTATCATCTCCTCCGATTTTTTCATCTGGTTTATTGGGTTCTGATGTATTGTCTATAGATGATTTGTATCCATCTTTATCAGCGATACTGGATTTATCTTCGGTAGAAGATGTGTTGTTTATAACTTTAACCGCACCAGATTTTGCTGTAGTTTTTAATTTCTCAAAATCATTAGATCCAGACTCTCGCAATGCTCTATTATAAAACTCAGTACCGTCATAACTAGAGTCAACTGGTACTGTCCATTTATCTGTTGTGGGATCATACTTATGAAATAATTTATCGCCAGAACTACTAGGATAGTACAAATCTATTATACCACTAGAATTATTTACTTTAAGTATATAATTTATGGTAGATTGATACATCTCGCCTTGTCTTAGTATTCCAGTATCTACTTTGCTTTTTATGTTTACTCGGGCTTCGTAGATATTATCATCAGAAGTACTTTTTGCCCATCCTTGTGGAACGTTAGACATCTATATTAGTAATTATTTCTATATTAATATTTATTATTTAATATTTATTATTTAATATTAAGATCTTTTTCTGTTATTATTTTAAAATAGATTTTCCGGTCCTCACAAAATTCCTTAGCAGCCTTCCATTTTGCTTTATTCTTTTCATAGGTTATTACCTCATTTAAAAAGGTTTTTTGCTTTTTCTTTGGCGTTTTTTCTGGTGGAATGGTTTGTTGTTTTGGCTTTACTTCTATAACATATGTTTTTACATCACCAGTGTTTTCTTTTACTTTAATTATAAAATCGGGAAAGTATCTTCTTACCTTATTAGTTGTAGGATCTAAGTATGGTATGAAAAATTCTTCAGAACCCCATTCTAATATATTCACATTTCTATCACAGTACCTCATAAATTTAAGTTCCCATGAGGATCTATAAATTATATTTGTATGGTCTCCTTTATATTTTTTTGGATTTTGTGGATGAAATTTTCCTTGCAGATACTTCTCTTTCCGCATACATATAATATAAGACCCATAATATTTATAAATGGCTTCTAGATCTACTCAGGGACCAGCAGTAACAAAAAAAAGTGTAAGTGATATAAAGGGACTTTTATTAAGACCTGCATTGACATCCCATTACTTATGTCAATTTTATCCACCAAATTTAAATAATAGATCTTATACAGAATTTATAAACCAAAGGATAAATTCTGGGTTTACTGGCGCAAGGTATTCTGACAATCAAGAATTAATAGAATTATCATGTTCTGAAGCAACTTTACCAGGATCCTCTATTGCAACTTATGATATTAATGACTCTTACCATGGAGTTAGTGAAAAGATTGCATATAGAAGATTATATGATGATAGAGCAGATTTTACTTTTTATGTTGATCATGATTATAATATAATTCAATTTTTTGAAAATTGGATATCTTATATCACATTTGAGAATGATATATCTTCTCAAAAAGAGACTACATTTACTTATAGAGCAGAATATAAATCAAACTATCAAACAAGTGGTTTATCCATTACAAAATTTGAAAGAGACTATTCGGGTAAAATGTTGACCTATAGATTCATTGGGGCATATCCAATATCTATAAATTCAATGCCAGTATCATATGATTCTTCTCAATTATTAAAATGTACTGTGTCATTTTCTTACCTCAGATATGTTATAGAACTTAATACAAATATACCAGGATCTAAAGAACCCTCTTTAACTTCCGGGGATAACTCGTTACCAAAAACCTCAGATTATTTTAATAATCCTACTAGTATTAGAATTGATGAATATTATAATAGTGGAAACAATGGAGAGAATAATACTAATTGGGCAGATTTTTATGACGGAAGTAATAGAACATTACTTGGAGGACTTCCTGGTAATGGAATAGCATAAAATTATGCAAATAAATAAAGATGTCTGAATTGTATAGGAGATTATGCCTTTACCAAAAATTTCTACACCAACATATGAATTGGAACTTCCATCTAATGGCAAAACGATAAAGTATAGACCCTTTTTGGTCAAAGAAGAAAAATTGCTGGTTATTGCATTAGAAAGTGAAGATACAAAGCAAATAACAAATTCTATAAAAACTGTAATCAAAAACTGTATAGAGACTGATGGAATAGAAGTTGAAAAATTACCAACTTTTGATATTGAGTATATATTTTTAAATATAAGAGGAAAATCTGTCGGGGAAGATATTGAAGTAAATATTATTTGTCCGGATGACAATGAAACCACTACGACAGTAAAAATAAATGTTGATAATATTAAAGTTCAAAAAGATAAATCTCATACAAATAGAATAAGAATAGATGATAATCTAATGATGGAATTGAATTATCCATCACTCGATCAATTTATTAAAAGCAATTTTGATTTTTCTGAACAGAATCAAATGGAACAATCATTTGATTTGATTGCAGATTGTGTGGATAGAATATATAATCAAGAAGAAGTTTGGGAATCTGCAGACGTGACTAAAAAAGAAATTGTAGAATTTCTTGATCAAATGAATTCATCTCAATTTAAGCAAATTGAGAAGTTTTTTGAAACAATGCCAAAACTTTCTCATAAAGTGAAAGTAAAAAATCCTAAAACAAAAGTACAAAGTGAAGTTGTCTTAGAAGGGTTATCAAGTTTTTTCGCATAGCGATGTCTCATATGAATCTTAGGAGTTATTTTGAATTGAATTTTTCTCTAATGCAGTATCATAAATATTCATTAACTGAAATTGAAAACATGATTCCTTGGGAACGAGATGTATATGTTGCTATGTTGGAAAATCATCTTGAAGAAGAACGCTTAAAACAACAGCAAAATGGCGGATAGAATAGAAATCATTGATGAAAGAATCCTTAAGTTACTTAAACTTGAGGATGAGTTTGAAATGTCTTATGGTGAATATATCCGTCATTTAAGGGAAGCACTAGTTGCAGCAAGTTTAACAAAATCAATTTATTCATCTGAAGAAGCAGAAATGCTTAGGGATGAATTTAAGAGAGTCGGAACAAATAAATCTAATGATAGATTTACTATAAAAGTAAAAAAATTTACAGTAAATCGATCTATACCAAAAACAAATACCACAGGTGCCATAAAATTTTTAACTGGTAAAAAGAGTAAAGTAGAAC